CATCTCGAGAACGAGCCCCATAACCTGAGTAAGTATCGATAGGGCAACTTATAATAAATAAAGGTTTCATTAGTAAATTAAATTATGGGGGGTTAAATGTTTGGGGGCACGAGTATCAACTTTGATTAACTCATAATTAGAACGAGGGGTCCAAGTTTCGAATAATTTATCAATATTTTCTATTACTCTATATCCTTGATGTTCAGCAGTAAATCCTGCTTCATCTCCTGTTACCCATTTTCTAGCTAACATCCCAACGTTATTTCTTTCTTCATTTCCTAACTTATAAACATTCATAAGTTGTTCGGCAGCATCTTCTGCTTTACATCTATCATCCCAAATATAAGGAGTAGGAGGAGAACCCTGTATAGATCTACAGGCAGGAAATACTGGGAAGGCAAAAGGAGCATGTTTAGCATATGCCCTAGTATTATTTGAAGGGATAATATCATTAGGTTCGAACCACCTACCATGTTCATCTTCAAATCTCATTTGGTCTTGCATACCCCCTGTAACATTAGCTATAATAGAGTTACCACATAATAAAGCTTCAGTTAAACTTAATCCCCAACCTTCATTAGAAGTAAGTTGGATTTGAACATCTGTACTATTATACAACCAGTTCATTTTTTCTGTATCATGCTTTGTCTCATCTATAAAAATGTTATATCTACCATCTTTATTATGACCACATAACATTTCTATTACAGCAGGAAGATTAGTTCCATTATTATCTATTGCTTGAGTATGTAAAACAAAAGCACATTTTTGAGCTTCTTCTAAAGGTAGTTTATCTACAAACTGTTGGTAAGCCCAAATAGTATCAGGGATTTGTTTTCTTCTAATATTCCTAGAATTAAAATGAGCAACAAATTCATAATCTCTACCTCCTAATAGATTCTTTTTAAATTCTAAAAATTCATCATACTTAGGATAAGAGGGATCAATTGGAAAATAATTTTTATGATTTAACCCATGGGGTACATAAGATATAATTTTGTCTTTTGCTTTATCCCCCAAAACTAACTTATTAATATTAACAGTTTGTTTTGAAATACCCATTAATAAATCACAAGATTCATAAAATTCCTTATTGTACATAGGAGCAGGGTAATCATCCCAAATATTTAGGTACATAATAGGACACTGCTTTCTAATTTCATTTTCCATAGAAAACAACCAATCCCAATATCTAGGATCTGTTATAATAAAAATAGCATCTGGCTTTTCTTGCTTTAAAAGTTGCCTAACCAGATCTGGATTTCCATACCCACTAGATCCAAGTACTTTTACATCGGCATCTTTAATACCTAAATGAGAATTAGCATCCTGACTTAAGTCCAGTATTTTTCCTTCATCTGGGTGGTTGATAGCAGCTCCTACGTTAAAGTAATTATAACGGTGGGCTGTGTGTAATACTATTTCTTTTGCTACTGTACCTATTCCTGAATGTGTTCTAATATCATCACACATTAATAGGATTTTTTTACGTTCTCCTTTAGGAACGTATCCCTTCATTTTTGTAACCATTTTTTATTTTAATATTTTTATAATTCTAAATTAGTGTGATTGTGGACTCTTTTTTTAAAGTCCTCATCTGTAAGATATAAATGAATACACCTATCAGCAAGTTTTTGAAAAGACCACTTATGTCTTACACAAGCAACTTTAAACTCATCAAATAACTCACTTTGTACTTTTACACTTGTTAATGTCATATCCTTTTTCATAGCTTATATTTTGATATACATATATGAGGATTTAGGAAGACATTATTTTTTAGCAAACTGAACACCAAGGAGAAGAGCATTTTTTTGTAGTGGATAAAATTTGGTCTATTTTATCTACATTATATTTACTAGTTCCTTTTATGAATACATCGTTAATAAATTCATCGAGGATTTGATTTGCTTTGTTAAGTTTATTACGTCCTGCAGCAGGTTTATATAATTGAACTCTATGGATAGGGTAGTCACTGTTTTGCCAAACTTTTCTACGTACAATAAAAAATTCTACTTCAATATTTTCAAGTGGAATCCCATACTGCTCGCTAAAAAATTTTTTATAGAGCACAAGTTGCATTTGTTTAGTTTCATCCTTTTTAGCTTTGGCAGCCCATCCACTCCTTGACGTTTTTATATCGTATATATAAAATTTATTAGTGGGTTCATGGTACAATACTAAATCAATAAAACCTTTATATACTAAACTTTTACCAACGTTCATAACAATTGGTAACTCAATCCCTGCTAAATGCCATCCTCGTTTCCCAAAATATTGACTACGTTTTTTCTTTAAAAAATCAAGAATAGCTACACCATCTTCAAAAAACTCTCTAAGTTCTTCAGGTGATGAGTAGTGGGTATTATTATTTTTTTTATACTCTTTTTGATATAAAGAAATAAATTTTTCCTGGAATTGTTCTTCTAGATCAATTTGATCTGCTTTGGCTCCAGATTCTTCGTATAGTACAGTAAGCCAATCCTGAATTGCTTCATGCATTGAAGTACCAAACGTAAAGTGAATTGAGGGAGCATCATCATAATTTCCATCTTTATAACGAAATGCCCACTGATGGGGACATGTCCTATACATGGACATTTGGGAATAAGAAATTGTTTTTTGGTAAGCATAGTTTACCTCAGGTAATTGCTTATTTTGTATTTCCTTAAGTATTTGAGGCTTCTTCTTCACTATGTAATTTTTCTAATTTTTCTAAATAAAGTATAGCATCCATAAGTTTCTCTTTCATATGAGTAACCCATTCACTAAATTTAAGATCTCCACGATCCATATTAACACCATACTTTTTTTCACCAAACTCTGATCGAGTTTTAAATTGTTCTATAACTGAGGTTACAATGCTGTCCATTATTTAAACATTTGGATTACTTCTTTATCCTGATATCCGGCTTTGTATAGTATCTCTTCTAAAAGATCATTGTCTAAAGTCATAACTGTTGTTTCTGCTTCTCGAGTAGAACATTCATAAATTTTAGATAAGGCCTCTACTAATTCCGTGGTAGGTTGTTTCATTTTTGATTTGATGTATTTAAGCCAAACATTCTTTTTAGGGAGGAGTTGGCAGTACACTGTGTAATATTTTTGTTTACTAGTGTAAGGAATTGTTTGCACGTAATTTACTAATTCAATAAAAGGTTCGTGCATAGATAAAAAACGATTAACCATGTAAGGATTAAAGGACTCCCTCTCTTTATCCGAAAAGGAGTCCCAATCTCGTTTTTTACCTGTTAGTTCTTTTAGCCAATCAAATAGTGTCATACTCACCTCTCAATTCGGGTGGTAAAGTATCTTGTAAAATCTTACCTGTTTCCTTATCATAAAAAACAGGGATTGGGAGGACTGCATCCTCAGCTCCATTAGTAATAAAACGAGATACTTTTCTTAAGATAAATCCTTGTTGGAAAAGTTGTCCACCCGAGTCATTAGGTACTGAGGTGGTTTTACCCAAATCAATTTGGGGTTGTTGGGTCATTTCTGATTTCTTCATAATCTATTGTTTGAATTTCGTTGCAAAAATAATAATTGTTTTCTTTTTTTAAAACTGTGTCACAATGCCAATATTTTTTTACCAAGTTAATAGCTTCTTGGGTTGTTTTTTCTGTTTCTTTTATTGTACGATACAATAAAAACTTCCTATCTCCAAATTCTATTATATCCTTATAAAACAACTTTACCAGATACTTCAAGTAATTTAGAAATACATGCCATTACGTTAATTTCTTTATCAATTCGGAAATTTGAATGGTACATATATTCTTCAATAATAATAATTGCTTCTGCAGGACGGGAAGTATATTCATCTATACGTTCATACAACGTTTTATATAACGCTTCAAAATCCTGTACGTTAGAGTCGGCGATTACTTGTCTAATTTGTTTAAATGACTTTTTATTAGGAAGCAATTCAATTACTTTATCAATGTAATTAGATGATACAAGTGTTTGTTGATCTAATTCTAATTCTCCATCATTAGTAGACATCTGGCATACGTTAAGCATTTTACGTACATCAGGATAATATTGATTTACTAGTGTTTTAAGATGTTCATTATTGTGTTGAACATTTTCTTGAGACAAAACACTAAAAATATGTTTTGCTACTTCACCTTTACTAGGAGGTACAATTTTAAGTACTTGACAACGTGATTGAAGAGGATCAATAATACGCTCC